CCTGCGAAGCCGTGTAAGTTAAGATGTTGACCGAGGGCGAATTGTGCAAATACAATATCTTGTGTATCAGTTAATCCTTCAATTTTTTTGAGTACTAATGCACTCTTAATATTACCTGCTTGGTCTCTTTTCGAGCGTCGGGTTGAAGCTGCGGCCATGTATAATCCTTTTTGTTAAAGTAAGAATCATAACAAAAAGTCATCAGTGGTTATCATTTTGTATTAATGGTGTTACCTTGGCCGGAGCCTCTTTTAATTCCTTTCAACAGATCGTTAAACCCGTTTGAAATCCTAAGTGAACCGACACCAGAAACAAGTGCTGGAGCCGATCTAATTATTGTCATAAATTCAGGATGCGCAACAAGAAATTCTTCAAGCTTCGAATAGCTTGTGAAGAACTCATCATGCTCCACTTCATTTGTTTTATTCTGCAAGGTATATGTTGGGATTTTCGGTATCCTTTATAATTTCACGCTTATGTTTTTGTTCACGACTATGCTTCGCCTGCTCACGCTCACGCTTGACGTTGTGAAACCTGTCGTCTTTATCGAATTTTCGGAATGTTTTACCCATTGTCTCAATCAAAAATAGTAGGAAATACTTCACGAACGTCTTCTATGCTAAACGTCGTATAAGGCCAAACTTTATTTTTCATGTTTAAAACAAGCGCGGCATCATGTGGATGTATATATTCCAACATCGCAATAAAAAGTGCTTGTCGTTTATTCGTTGGGAGGTGATCATACCCACCACCGTTTACAAAAATCTTCAAACGCCTAATTTCCGCCCACAATGAGTTATGGGTGTTTATATCGTTATGTGATGTAAAGGGTGGATCGTCACTAGGTAAATTCGTAGTCACTGCAGGATTAATCCAATAGTATAATATTTGTTGAATAGAATCCGGGACTGTTTTGAGAGAAGCTTGTCTATCAAAGGTGTTTGTAATCGAGTCGAGTGCATTAAATATTTCATACACGGCAAATTTTGACATTTATGGTCTCATTAAAAATCGCTGATTGAAGACATCAGCTTTGTTAAGTTATATTTGTAAAAATAATCAAAGAGGCTTCTTGGCCCTTTAACTATCGGCTCCTTATATTTATCGATAATGGCGTCCTGAATTTCTTCAGGTACCTCTCGTAGATCTATAAGGGGCTTATTACGTTCGAGATACTGTTGTTTTCCAAGGACAAAAAGGGCGGTTTCTCGCTCTTTAATAACATCTTTTTTGACGTTAAACTTTATAAAATGTTTTTCTAACTCGGTTTCATTATCCCAATCTGAGACAGTAACGTTGAGCATAAAGGACATACGGGCTTCTGTTAGCGCCACTTGCCGTTTGGTATCGTCTTGTAATGCGGTATCTTCAGAAAGTATATTAGGGATGCCATCGCCACTATCACCTCTAATGATGTGTTCATGTAGGAATAAAAGTGGGTTTGCCGCTTTGACGATTTTATTATCTACTGGGTGATAAATTACGCAGTCGGTATAAACCTGAAGCTGCTTGAAATCCTTATCGGTTGATATAATTAAATTAGGTTGATCAGAGTAACGTATTGCTAGGGTTGCAATAACATCATCCCCTTCAGCTCCGTCTATCTCAATCACTCTATATTTCGTATATGTCCGCACTTCTTTTTTGAAATCAGCAAAGAATTCGAAGACTGTAGTCCAATCAATATGCGTTAGAGCTTCTCTATCTGCTTTACGATGTGATTTATACGGTTTGAAGAAGTCTTTACGCCACAGATGTCTATCGTCAGCAGCGAATACTACTTCTCCATATTTACCTTTGTATCGAGAAGTAACGGCGCGAACGGTATTTAAAATCATATACCTACATGCGTCAGGGTCAAAGACTTTAATCTTCTTTCCGTTTTCATCTAGATCATCTGTCTCCCTCATAGAGGCATGCAGATTTATGAAAAAAATGTTAGACATATCAAAAATTATCATATAAGCTTTCTAGTTTCCTTGAGTTGCGCGAACCTGTTCAAGCACAACTTCAGTTAGTTCTTCTTTGTAGTTTGTAAATGTATTAAACACGTCTACAAAGGTGTTGAATTCATCTTCGAAACTATAATGGTCTGACATAATAGATCGCAAGAGGCTTTCCAAAATATTCATTTTCTCGTCAGATGGGTCTATACCGATCTCTATAAAGGAAGTATATATGTTTGGAATGATATAATCAAGCGTATCTTCGATTGTTTCGAGTTTTAATCCTATTAGTCTCTCAGCGACGTCGTATGGGTTTTTTGTTATACGATTATTGTCACTGGGGAACATGATGACGTTATTAGCTGAATCCATATCGTCTCCTTTACTACTGTACTATTTAGTCAAAGGAGACGATATGCGGTAGGCATCTCCCTACTTGATGATTCGAACGATAATCACTTCTTCAGAAGTGCGATTTTTAGCTTCAACTGGCGTACCTTTGACTGAGTCGAACGACTTCTTTAGAGTAGTCTTAGGTTGCGATGCCATGGCCTTTACAGTAGCCGCAGCTCGACCTGCTCGCTTGGTCTTAGATTCGTCTTCATTGTAGTTAATGATTGACGTACCCTTAATCGAAAGCCCCGCGGCACCCTTAGCGTACAACACCGTCAGTAGATTATACTTGGTGTTGTAAAGAACCGCAACTTGAGCGCCAATAATACCGGAAGGATTCTGACTGATAACGCCAGTATCGTCATCCGAAGGCTTATACTTTAGACCAGATACCGCTTTGGTTTCACGCTTGGCGCTCGTAAGTGCGAGGCGAACCGATTCACGCTTCAGTTGTGCATCCGTCTTCGGCTTGGCCTGCTTTTCAGAAGCCCATGTGGAAGCTGCATCGAGTAGATTGGTCCAGAACGGCACCTGAGTCTTCAGAGTTTCCTTGGAGTAGTCTGCAGGATTCTCTGCATACTTTTCAACCGATTCTTTGAAGCGCTCAACAAGACGACGTGCATGTCCAGGCTTGATGTCCATCTCTTTGAAGATTTCGAAGAACTTCAAGTCTTTGAGTTGCTTTTCGTTCGTCCAAACTTCATCGGCAAGATCGTCAAATGCGACGAACATCTCATTGGCTTTGTTGTCGGTGCGCTCTTGAATCGAGAGTACAATGCCTTTCTCTTCGGCTTCAGCAACTCGCTCTTCACGAATCGTGTAACCTTGAGCAATCAGGGTTGTAACCTTCTCTTCCCATCGCGTAAGAACGTCGTATGGGAGAATAATCTCACGCTGCAGCATCCGAGCGATGACGAGTACAGAATGTTGCCAGAATCCTTTTTGTGAAGCGGCTCGCTTCATCGCAGCGATATCGGCTTTGCTGTAGTCGCGCGCTTTCATCTCGGCAAAGAGTGATTCGATATGCGCATCAGGCTCTTCGACTGTATTATACCAATTCAAAGCGGCGGTCAGACCCGATGCAGAGAAGTCAGACTTGATCTCAGGTTCCGATCCGTATCCTTTGATAGCGATCGATTTCGCTGCCATAGGGCCGACGCGAATAGTAGGCTTTTTGGTCTTTTGAAGTTTACGAGCGGCTCGTGCCATGTGCTATCTCCTGTTTCTATTTAACAGTTATAGGCTCTTTACGTAGATGGTGCAACTTGATTCAGCAGTTCGGTCCATTTATGTTGGACTGTTGCCCAGGAATGTTTGTTTCTTATATACTCACTCGCCTTTGCAAGCTTCGTTAAATCGTATCGTTCAGCTATATGTTTGATAACCTTCGTAAGATGAGCTGTAAACAAATCTACGTGGATTTCTGGATTTGGTACGAATGGATATATATGTGTGAGGCCACCAGAAGTTTCCGGAAGGGCGCCAAGTGAGCTGTGAACGCAGAAGTTTCCAGTTGCCATTGCTTCAATAAGAGCTAGACAGTTATGACTTACAAATGTTTCTGTTACATAGGAATGATCTACCTCAACTTCAAAGTTGTATACCATTCCGCTATAATCAATAGGTTGTTGAATCTTATCTTTTTCTCGAAATTTTAACCCGATTAAGTTTTCATACTTTATACATTTACTTTTTTGTTCAATATCATTCCAACTTACAGTGTATGCCTTGACTTTAGGTGTTTCACACACGGTTGCAAATTTACCTAAATTTGTTAGTATTTGCGTTGCTCCGTGAATGAGAGAAATAGATATTGATTGAATTGTTTTTCGGTTGTGTTTATTAGTGTGCCCATCAGCTGCAAAATATCCATTTAAAAATTCTTCTTGAATCGCGAACGAACAATCCCAAATAAATGACGGTACCCTTTTATCTCTGCTGACGCCAATCGTACCTCTAATGAAGTTCGCCCATATTTTATTATGCGCTGTAACCACTCCACCGTTTTCAGATGTTTGCTTATCTACTCCTCCAAAAAAATCAATAAAGCGTGCAACGTTATCTGTTTCAGATACGTGGTGTGCTAGCGTTAGCGTTCCAGCTTTTGAAGCATGTCCATCACCAGCCATTAACCCGAGAATATATGCAAACTCAGGTGTTATTTTCTGCCGATTTAGTACTTTTTTATAAGAACTATATGTATTACGAATACTAGTAATTTCATCTAATTCATTAACGAGATTATGTTCACCCTGCATGTAATCATATATATTAATATATTCAAGATTCTGTTCGTGTTGTTTTACTCGTAATAACACTTCTGTTTGTTTATTAAAGTCTTCTGCATTTTTCCAAACTGTATTATATATTTTTTTAGTGTCTGATTTACTATATTTAGCCGTTTTTTGCTTATGTATAATTCCCGTGTATAATGGATGTTCGTTTGTAAAGTATACTGTTTTATGTACTCCAATAGGTTTGAATCCATAGAGTTTTCCGTTATACTCCCTACTAAATGTTTTTGTTACTTTACGAAAAACCCCAGTGTGGGAAAGCACTTCATCTCCAATTTGAATATCTTCGATGTTTTTAACACCAAGTTTAGTAAGTATATTAGTGCCTGCTAGCTGGCAACTCGTTTCAGGCCAAATCGACGGGAATGCAAAAACATGAGATTGTTTAAGGGCTTCAAGCACTTCTTCGTTTGATACAGTACCGTGGTATGTAATACCTGGATGATCTATACACTCTTGAAATAAGTGTTGATATTGTTGGTTTCGACTACCCCAACCGTATATTTCAAACGAACTATACACATCAAGGGTAATATAGATGCCCTGCTCTTGTAGTTGAGTGTATAGAGTTTTAAACACCGGGAGTAGAATAGCTAGGCCTCGGTGAGGTGTAGTATGGTATATTAACTTGATCGGGTATTCTTTTCGACCTAATCCGATTTTAAACTTATTATTTAAAATCGGCTTTAGATCATAATCGATGTTAATTGAGTTGGGAATTATTACAGTGTTGTACGCTCGGGCATCGGGTAGATAACCCTTTTCGAGGAACTGTTGGTGTTGCCAATACGAAACAAACACCTGAACATCGAAATTGTATAAACTTGTCTTTAAATGCTCTGTTTCCGGGTCTCCGGGCAAATCATGAGCATAGTACACCGAATGCCGATTTTCGTCAAAATCACGAACTCTCGAGAAATAAAAATCTATGTTTTCAAGATGTTCTGGGTGCTTTTCTACGAGGAAATCATGAAGTCTCCCTTTTAGAAGTTCAGTACCACCCTTTGCGTTCGCAGATAGTTCGTCTGTTTTGATCATTACGGGAAGCGAACCTCTAGAAGGTTATCCCAGCGGAAGTTTCTAAACGCACCAATGTCTGTATCGAATACAACCTGGTTATCCGGATTTGGCGTCTTGACAGTATCGGTGGTTTTCTCATATGTCGAGGTAATCAAAGCAGGGTTGAGAGTAGCGTTCATTTGACGGATCGTACCATCTACCTTGTTGAACGCAATTGCAACAGGAGTCTCTGATGCTCGTAATAGCTCTAGTACTTTTTCTTTATATAGATCTTGATTAGAAGTTGTCGCGTTTGTTTCCATAGTTTTCACCCATTATGTTGTTTGCTGTTATAAATTGTTGCAGTTCAGTATATCCACCGATGTAATTACCATCAACGACTACGATAGGGAGCGTCTTTGCAAACGGATATATTCGAACTACTTCTGCTCGAGAAATATCTTCTCCGATTAGTATTGATTCGTAGGCAATTTCTCGAGACTCAAGTAGCGTTTTTGCCTTGACGCAATAGATGCATACCGGCTCAGCTCTCCAATATAGTTTGATCATTATAAACGATTTGTCCTTGTGTTTCAATTTTATGCGGGAACTGTGTTCGATCTATTACAGAATATTCTAACGATACTGGTTCGAACACATTAAAGAACGAAATTACAGTTTGAGGATCGTATTCCTTACATGAATAGAGATCTGCTTTGACAAAAGGTTTTCCGTTATTATTCCAGAAATGTGCAGTGAAATGTGAAGTCGTTATCATTGCGAATACAGACAGACCCTCGTTGCAGGGATCGTCGCAATATTTGGCCACAGGAGGAATGAATACTTCCATGTCTATCGCTTTGATGATATCTCG